TTGAGCGTAGGAAGAGATTTAAGCGTAGGAAGAGATACACAGGTAGGCAACAATCTTTCTGTTAATAACAACGCTACTATTGTAAATGATACAAGCGTTGGCGGGAATTTAACAGTAGGAGGATTTGGAACATTTGGTAGCTACATAAGCGTACAGGGAGATGCTACAATTCAAGGTGCAACATCAGTAGGAGGAACCTTAACTGTAACTGGTGCTACCACTCTTCAAAATAATCTTAGCGTATCTGGTAATACTGACATATCTGGTACTCTATCTGTTCTTAGCAATGCAACCTTTTCTGCCAACTCTACAGTTTCTGGAAACCTTACTGTAAATGGAAAGACTTCTACCTCTTCTTTGTATGTTGGAAAGCAGTATATAGAGTTATCTGGAACAGCAAATGTAACTAACTAGTTATGAAAGTAATAATAGCTAATCAAAAATTAGAAAAGTACTTAGCGAAGTCTTTTAGAATAAGTGGAAACTTAACTTTTGAACATTACAGAGGTAGGTGGATTTATCACAACGATATAATCGTTCCGCATATATCCAATGACGACTTTGAAGGGTTTTACTTTTCTGGAGAAAATATTATAACAACAGACAGAGAATTTGAGGAAAACAAAATATATTTTGTAAACACATTTGAAGGAATATTTACAAAAGATGATTTACTTCTGGCAAAGTTAAGGATTGCTTATGAATTATCTCCAACAGAATATTTTGTTGTCATAAAAAATAACAAGTTTTTTGGCACTCTGTACAAAAACAATCCCCTTCTAGATGTGGCAAGCTACATAGTCCTTGAAACAGAAAAAAGACCAAGATTCAAAATCTACACAGATAGATTTGAAATGAAAAAGAAGCTTATTCATATACTAAAAATGTCCACCTTGGAAATTGATGAAGAAATGTTCTTTAGATTAGATGAAATTATAAGTTAGTATGCCACGCTGGAACACATTAGCAATAAAAAATTTTGGCTTTATTGAAGATAATGTATTATCTGTTTTTCAAAACTACAAAAACCAGTTCAATTTCAAAAACCAGGAACAGACTATACCAAACGATATCAAACTAAATTACGATGGGGATATAGACTTTTATAATAACGATATAATTTTGGCATATAATCTTGAAGCCTTTATTCAAAGGTTGTATTTTTTCCTGATAACAAAAAAAGGAACCTTACCTGGAAATTCTGAATTTGGCGCATCTCTAGAAGATTATGTCGGAACAGGTAGACCCAACCTTAATGCTCTTGTAAAAAATTTAGAAGCAGATCTAAAATCATTTGATGAAATAGAGTACATAAATGATATCAAAGCATCTATAATTTCAAACGAACAAACAGAAATTATCGAAATAAATTTGGATTTAAAAGTAAGGGGATTTAAATATAGAACATTTTTAGACCTTGAATTGATTTAATTGGTTTCGTACCACTTTCTGTAGTAGTCTATATCAAAATCTTCTTTTAAATTAAATTTATGTCCATGAACAACACCCTCACCTACTGCAATAGAAAGTTTTCTACTTAAAACATCATTTCTCCATCTAGGATTGGCTAAATCTGCAACAACATAAGCCAAAACCTTTAATTTCTCCCATTCATATTTTGGGTTAACTACTTTTATTCTTTTGTTATATTCGTTGATATGATCTCTTCTTGGAGCACCGTTTTGTACAGCTATATCAAAACACAAAGCTAAAGCCCTTTCACTTTCAAATCCCAATTCCTCACAAAGAAGTTGTGCCCTTCTGAAATAATTGTTTGCAGATATTTTAAAAGCTTCTATAGTTTCTTTTTCTTTGGCTAAATTTGCAAATTTTATTGACCACTCTCTTTTTACACCTTTACCTACAAGTACATTTTTGATGACAAAATCCTTTAATGTTCCGTTGTAAAGAGCCCCTACAAAGTCTTTCCCTAGGTGTTTTTCTAGAGTTTCTTTTTTTATAGATTTTAAGAGTTTTTGTAGAGTTCCTTGACCTATATTCCATTGAAGGGGGCCAAACGACAAAATTTGACCATCAAAGTTTCCAGCCACCCTCCCCCAATCTCCGCCTACCTCAAATAAAGATACAAGCCTAAGAAGCTTTTCTTTTAGCTCTTCTTTTATCTTTCTCATATAGTATCAGTTTAAGCACTCTAATAGGATAAAATTTTGTGATAATATAAAATCAGCGATGAAAACAAGAACTAGGACTATTGACGAAATTAGATACCTTAAAAGGCTAGAAAATATCATAAAAGCTAGAATGCAAGATATTGTTAATAACAATGATATTATTGAATCTGCACCCGAAGATAAAGTGAGAATAAGAATACCAATGATGGATGAACCATATTTTAAACCTGTGTTTCCTGGTAGTGGCGCTGGTGCAGGCTCTGGATCAGGAAACGAACCTGGGGAAGGTAGCGAAGAAGGAGAACACGAAATTGAAATTGAACTTACCGTGGAGGAACTTTCTGAGCTTTTGTTTGAATACTTAGGGTTGCCCAAAATAAAACCCAAAGGTTCTTCTGTAGAAAAAGAAGAATATATAATTGAAGGAATTTCTAAGACTGGACCAAGATCTAGAATACATAGAAGAAAAACATACTATGAAATTATGAAGTATGGATATAGAGAAGATTCCTTAAGATACAAACACTTAAGAAAAAAAGAAATGCCAATTTTTGATGCAATAGTTTATTTTGCTAGAGATTATTCTGCATCAATTGACGATAGAAAGAAGTTCAAGATAAAATCAACTTCATTCTGGATAAACAATTTTATTAAGTACAACTATAAAAATGTTAAAACAAAATTTGCAGTTCATGATACTAAGGCAAAGTTTGTAAATGAACATGAGTTTTTTAGACTATCTGAAGGTGGAGCAACAATATGTTCTTCTGTTTTTGAATTGATATATGAAGATTATAAGAATTATTCGGTAGATGACTACAATTTCTATCTTTTTTACTTCTCGGATGGAGAAAACTTACCAGACGATAACCCAAAACTTAGAGAACTTGTAGAAAAGCTTTCGGAAGACTTTAATTTGATAGCATACGGAGAAGTAAAAAGCGCAGATGCATATTACGGCTACGGTTCTAAAGAAACTTTGGTTCCAGTATTTAGCTCAATAGGAAAAGAAAATATTTTTGCAGAAAAAGTGTTTTCGGTAAAAGATTTTATAGTAAGACTTTTTGGTGATAACAATGAGAGATAGAAACTACGAAAAAGAAACTTTAGAAATCCTTGATTGGGTAAGAGAATTAGGTCTTGAACCTAAAGATACAATTTTTGTAGATGTGGATAGAGATAAGCTAATATTTGCAATCTCTAACCACTTTGTTAATGGAATTCCTCATTGGACTAAAGGAAGGAATTTTATAAAGTACAAAGAGCAGGAATTGCAGGGTGGAAAAGTGTTTGAGGTTGTTTTTAATAGCACACCAGCAGTAGCCTATATGAGTTTGGCGTTGACAGAAGCTGATATATTGACGATTATTGCTCATGTTTACGGCCATACACACATTTTTGCAAACAATATTTTTGAATACAAAGATGACAATATACTAGAAAAACTCAACTATTCTCTACAAGTTTATGACGAAATGCTTTCTTACTATTCCTACGATGAGCTAGATGTAATTTATGACTACGCTTATACCGCTTGGAACCTATTAATTCCTGATGAAATTCGTGAAAATAAAATAGAAAACACAACTAAAGAAGAGTTTGTCGAAAACAAAACATTCAACAAGTTTTTGGGGAGAAAACCAAAGGTAGAAGATTTCAAGGAGAAGTACAAAAAAGAAAAAGAAATGGAGTTCAAAAAGAAATACGGAATAGGCTCTGTGTATATACATGAATACATACTAGAACATTCACCTATACCTGATTGGATGAAGACACTTATAAACAATGAAATTGACTTACTTAAAGTAATAATGAGGAAGTCAAAATTAAAAATTCTTCACGAAGGGTTTGCTTCTTGGGTAGATACAAAATACCTCCTTGAAAAAATGGAAGGAAAAGAGTTTTTTAGCAGTCTAATTTCATCTACGCTTGTTGGTTATCCTAGTTTGAGGAATCCTTACTACATTGGTTATAAATTGTTAGAATTTGCAGAAAAATTTATGGGAAAAGAAGTACCAGAATATGTTAAATATGTTGACGATTTTGAGCTTATAGAAGAAGTGTTTAATGAAGACTTTTTCTATTGGCTTTTAAAACAGTTCCCTCTAGTTGAGGAGGAAAAGAAAATTTTGTCTGACAGGGAGTTGTTTGAAGAAGTTTTTGAGGATCAGAAACAAAGACTTCTATCGGAATGTTTGAACTATTACCCAATTATTTATATAGATGACTATCCAGATAATATTGAAGAGCCGTCATACGATTATCTAAAAGTGTCTTCATATTCGCAAAACAGAAAACTAAAGCTTACTTCAAAAACACCACTAGATGCCAAATATGCCTACGAAACGCTAAAGGTTTTAGAAAAAATTTGGATGGGACCGATTGTACTAAGATACAAAACGCTAAAAAAATAGGCGAAAGTGCCGGGATATAATTAGATTATGAACCTTGTGGATATTATAAATTTCTTTGGAACTACCGGATCACAACTTCCGTTTAACTTGAAAGAGGAAGGAGGCAAGTATTATCTAATAAATAACCCAAATAATATAGTGAACAACACCCCTCTTTTTGACGGAATTTATTTTGAATTAATTCAAGGCACGCTAGACAATCAAAACGGGTTAACTCAAAATTTGGTTGTTAAGCTAAGAAACCCAAACAACATACAAATAGCTTCTTCATATGTCGTTAGACTTTACAACGCTCAAAATGGTGCTCTGCTTTTTGAAACTTATGTACCTTCTTCCTTTGATGGTTTAGAGGTTTCTTTTTCAACTAATGTAAATGTTCCACTTATTACGATAGAAGCAAACGGGTTAGTCCTTTATACAAGTTACGAATATCTAAACGGCTATATTCCCTTAGATCAGAGAATTTACGCTTCTTTTAGAGATCCTAATAACATTGAAGTTTTCAGAGCTTTTTTCGTTAGAAAACTAAATAACAAAAGATACTTCACTTCAACCTTTAGATCTGTTTATAACAAGTTTTTAAATTCGTCAACAATCTATTTCAGATTTTTAGATGTTTACTTAAACAATACAATAATAGGAAACTTCAACTATCAGATAATTACAGAGTTTAAATTTCCACAACAATATAGATTTATTTCAGAACAAGAAGCGTTTTCTATAAGCACCTATTCAATAATGCTTTTAGCCTTCTATAAAGATTTTGTTGAAAAATTATCTGGGTTTTTAATAAATGAAATAGACTTCTCGCAGTTAGATAAAGATTTAAGAAACTTTCCTTACAAAAAATATTTTTATAACAAAAACACTCTGTCCTATGAAAAAGTATCTTCTTATGTAGACATAACAGAGCTTTTGCTTGCAATATTGTTAGGAATAAAAGTATATGGAATGCTGGATTCTAGCAAACAAATAATTGATGATCTAGTTAATGAGTTAAATAACTTCTCACCTATTGTTTATTATCCAGATTCATCAGTCGGTTCGAAGGCTTTAATACCTGACATTATAAATTCTGATGTAGAAGAGCAGTATTCCTTATTTACAAATATTTTATTTGCGCATATATTGAATCTTTTAGGAATAGATAATTCGCCACTAATCAGCGAAATAAACAGAGTATTTGTTAATAACAGCCAAAAAACAACAAACAGATCTTTAGGCTCTATAAGCTCATTTACTCCTATTGAAGCAGCAGTTATTTTAAAATTTGCGCCGAAATATTTGGATGTAAACAATAGTTATGTTTCTTCACTAATTTCTTCTGCAACATCTCAGTTATATTCTGTAGAATATGTAAATTCTATATCGCTAAATTCTGATGTGAATTCAGATTCTTATAACCCAATATACGATGAAAATCTATCCTCTGCTTTGCCTTTTTACGATAAAAGAACATATTTAAACCTAATAATAAACATGCTGCTAGATAACCCGATAAACAATTTCATTTCCTTTTCTTCTGATGGAGCAATATTAGACAGCTACAAGTATTCAATTTACGAAAGTTTTTATATATTACCTTCGCTAAGAGCAAATTTGACCTACTTCTTTTTAAGCATAGAAAATGTATTTGAAGGAAAAGTCGAAGAAAAATCAGAAGTTATACTTATAGATAGTGTTATAAGCCAAGCAGCAAACCATCTAATTGCAGAGCTAACTTTTAATAAACCAGTAAAAATCTTGGCAATAATTTCTAACCAAGGAACACCATTAGCTTATGCATCATCAATGTCTGAAAGTGCCCACCACACATTGACATTTTCTATATTCTCTCCTTCTTCAAACCATGTTTTAGAAATATATGTTCTTAACTAGCAAACAAATAAGCGAAATGAGTGCTATAATATACTCAAGATGAAATTAGATAGGTTTTTCAAGAGCAAGGTAGTGGAAAACAATAAAATTTCATTTAAGGAATTTCTTGAAGAGAAATTTGTAAAAAATCCACAGAAATATTCTAGAAGTGCACACAAATACCTCTTTGATGCGATTACATACTTTGGGTTTGACGAAGAAAGAAATATTCCCAAAATCTTTGCAAACGAATTGTTTGGAGTTGACGACAAAATAAGAGAATTCATGACCATTTTGGAAGCAGGCGCAAACGGTCATGATGTAAGAAGAAGGATTATCCTTTTCGTAGGACCAGTAGGAACAGCAAAGAGCACTTTTGTAAGTATCATCAAAAAGGCGCTAGAAAGGTATTCTAGAACAGAAGATGGGGAAATCTACGCTATAGAATTTTGTCCAATACATGAAAACCCACTCAATTTAATTCCAGAAGATGCAAGAGATGACTTTTATAGGGAGTTTGGAGTAAAAATAGATCAAGAGCTATGTCCAGTTTGTAGATACAAATTGGAAGAACTAAAGTATGAAGATGTCAGCGCTGTACCAGTAGTTAGATTTACTTTTTCTGAGGCTGAAAGGAGAGGAATTGCTACATTTGTTCCTGCAGATTGGACTTCACAAGATGTTTCTGTACTTGTTGGTTCTGAAAACTTTAGAACTGTACAAGAATTAGGTGATCCTTCTCATCCTTTAGCTTGGAACTTCAACGGTTCATTGTTTGTTGCAAATAGAGGAATTCATGAGTTTATTGAGCTTCATAAAGCAAAACCCGATCTACTTTTCCCCCTAATTACTGTTGCGCAAGAAAGAAAAGTAAAAGTTGACAGATTTGGTCTAATAGATGTTGATGAAGTGCTAATTTCACATACAAACTACGCAGAATATAACAAATTTGTTGGCAAGAAGGAAAACGAAGCGTTAAAAGACAGAACAAGAGAAATAAATTGGATTTACAATCTAAAATGGGACGATGAGGAAAAAATTTATAAGAAAATGTTAGGAGAAACTAGCTACCACTTGGCTCCTTGGACACTAAAATTTATTGCAGGCATTGCAATAATGTCTAGATTATCACAGGATAGAGATAAGAAATATGATTTGCTAACTTCATTAAAACTTTATAACGGTGATTATGGTGCAATGTACTCTGAATACCATGTAGACGAAATGAAACATCCTGACGATGGTAAGTTCGGCATTTCGCCAAGGATAGCAGTAGATGCGCTAAGCTTTGCTTCAGTAGGAAACACTTGTGTTACTCCGATCAGAGCTTATGAGAAGTTGGAAGAAATAATTAAATCTGGAAATGTCGATATATCTCATAAAGAGTTTTTGGCACTAAAAGATATGATTTTGACAGAATACAATAAATTTATTAAAGACGCAGTTTTTAGAGCTTTCATTGGTTCTTCCTTTGCCACCGAAGCGCAAAAGTATGTTGATCGTTATATTGAAAACGCTCAGGCGTTTATTAATGGAGAAAAAGTAAAAGATCCATTTACAGGAAATTATGTAGAACCAGATGAGAAATTCTTGAGGTCAATTGAAGAATTAGTTGGAATTTCTAAGGAAGCTGCAAAAGATTTTAGAATGAAAATTCTTGTTAAAGCAACAAACCTACTTAGAATGGGTAAAAAGATTACCTATGATATCCATCCTTTATTGAAGGAAGCAATTGAAAACAAGATCTTTGGAGATAGAGCAACATTTATACGAGGCTCAATAACTTCAGTAGTTAAAACAGAAGAACAAGAAAAGCATATACAAGAAGCAGTTGAAGAACTTAAAAAGGTTGGTTTTTGTGAGGTTTGCGCTAGAGAAGCTATAAGCTATGTAGCCTACCTGCTTGATGTAGCAAGATAAAAAAAAGCCGGAGGCGGGATTCGAACCCGCTTTTCCTTTCCCAACAATGGAAAGGACGATCCTTTTCTCCGGCATACAACATTTTAGCACAAAATAGAGTCTTGCCTTAAAAGGCATTTTGTGTTAAGATGTGTCTAGTATGTACCTACCTAGCCTAGTAGGATTAGTGGGGAGAGCAGGTTCTGGAAAGGACAGGTTTTATTATTCAGTTTTAGCACAATACAACTATGTAAGAATTGCCTTTGGCGACCCTGTAAAGGTTCTATCAGTAATTCACTTGTTAAAAAGTTACCCTGGAATTTTAGAAAAAGAAGAACAATTGTTAAGAGTATTTCCTTCTTTGTATCTCGAACTGTTTTCCAATCAAAAAACTTCTTTGTCTAGGACTCTTCAACAATATATAGGAACAGATTTAGCAAGAAGTTTTGATGAAAATTATTGGATAAAAATAGCAGAAGAGTTAATAAAAGAAAAGCTAGAAAAAGGAATTCGAGTAACGGTTACTGATGTTAGATTTTTAAATGAAGCAGAAAGCATCAAGAAGCTTGGGGGAGTTTTAGTCAAGATAGTTGGTAAAGGTTCATACGATTTCGATGACTTAGAAGCAAAACATCAATCAGAAAGTGAATTAGAAAAAATAGTTTGCGATTATACAGAAAGTGAATTTGTTTCTTTAATTAAAGAGCAAAGAATTTATACTCCAGAAGCGGAAGAGTAACTTTCTTTTCTCCATGGGATTGGTAAGCAAATGCGAAATAAAGGACAGGAATTTTCCTGTCCTTTATTTTTTTTGTTTGTTTTTGACTTGACCACAAACGGGAAGTGTGCTATCATAGCTTATGAGATGCATGGCCCCGTAGCTCAACAGGAAGAGCACCCGCCTTGTAAGCGGGGGGTTGTGGGTTCGAATCCCACCGGGGCCTCCAGAAACATGAAAAAGATAAAAATAATAACCTCTTCAGAGCCCAATAAAGATTTTGTTAATATTAATCTTCTAAATCGCAATGGACTTTTGAGAAAGAGTGTTACTTACGGAGTTATGTTAAGAGAAACAAATTATGGATTTTTTGGAATTAAAGGAGAAGCGTACTTCAAAAACTATGTTAAAGATGTCTTTGTAAACGGAAAAAATAAACTTCTAGAAGAACTAAAAACGAAGGACACAATAAATCTTGTAACCATTGACGGGAAGGAAAATTTTTACAGCAAGATCGTAAAAGAAGTTTTATCTGATCTCTTAACAGAAGAGGGTTTTGAAATTATTTAAGAGCTTCATTGTCAACAATTTCACCAAAAACTCTTTTGGCAAATTTTGCTTCTTCTTCTCTAATAATTTTGTCAAATTTATCAAGTATACTTCTCTTTTTATCCACTTTAAATAAGTCATTTTCTAAACCTTTTGGAGTACCAATTACTGATATTGTCTGTAAAGGAAGGTTTACCAAAAGGTAAGTAAGTATTGCTACAGTATCGCTCATATCTTTTGATGTATCTGGTTTATGGTCAACTTTCTTTTTTTCTCTGTCTTCTATTAAGTTAGCTAATTCCCAAAATAATACTGGATGATAGTAAAGATGTATTCCGCCATTGTCTAGCCTATCTCCCTTTCCAGAAGAAGGAGGTGCCTCACCAAAAATTCTTTCTCTTAGTAGGGCGTAATGCTCATAGTTTACATATTTGTTGTAAGTAACTTTCATATGAGGATATCTTCTTTTTAGCCATTGCGCTGTTGAAGCTGAGTTGTATATATCAAAAAATGCGTGTGTGATGTTAAATTTTCTTTCTTCTATTAGCTTTTCTATAAGATTGTGTACAGCGTTTATTTGAACCTCTTCTTCATCAAACATGTATCCAGTAAACCTAAACACAAAATCGATGACTGGTCTAGGAATTAATTTTCCTTCCTTTGAATAATAGAATTCTCTATGTCCAAGGGCTACTGCGTAAGCATCTCCTTCTGTAGAAACTCTTCCCAAACCAGGATCAGCTACAAGGACATATTCAACACCCTCTTTTCCGTAAAACCAATCCTTAAATTCTAAATTGTAAGGATTTATTTTTTCATATGAACCATCTTCTTTTAAGGCGAAAGCTTCTAGTTTAGGATTATTGTAAAAATCTTCTGGAGGCAACGGAAACTTTAATGGATGAAGTTCCGAAGATTTCATAGCATTTTTTAGTCTTTCCAAATCTGTAAACCAAGCGTCTATTGGTTGTTCTGGAGGATTACAAGCATAAATTGTTTCTGCTTCTACAGGATTTTTTTCAAACTCAGAAGCAAAGGTTTCTCTTGTTATCATTGGATTTGGATTAAATTCCCAAGTAGGATATTTGGCTACAAAAGAATGAGGAAGCCCTAAATGTTCTTTATATAGTTTTTGTATCATTCCATTTGATTCGCTGTAACGCATGTATGAAATAGCGAAAATTTTTTCTTTTCCATTAAATCTTGACCTAGAAGAAGACCTTAACATTGTCCACATTTTTTCTGGATTTCTAAAAGACTTAGCATCTATTTCGTCTGCTACTGCCACAAGAATGTTTTTTCCTTCTAGAGAATCGCTTTCAGAGTGGCCGCTAACTAGATGAATGTTTTTAGGAAAGATAATGTGTTTTTCTTTTATATCTGTATCTGGATTAAAGCCAAACTGTCTAAAGGCTTTTGGACCAGCGTTTCTTATGTAATTTTTTAGTGGATCAAAAAATACACTCGCAGCCTGATCAGCTGATGCGGCAACATTGAGAAAAGTAATAATTTCTGAACTTGGTATTCCAAAATATTTGTGTGGAGAATACATACAAAGTAGACGATAGACAAGCCTCATAAATATTATTCTTGTAATAAAATCCTTTCCTCCACCTTTTCCAACCCAAAGAATTATATAGTTAATACCATTTTCAAAATCATCTGCTATTTCTAAGACCTTCTTTTGTGGCTCAGAAAGACCATAAAGATTTATTCCCAAATAGTCATTACTAGTTACGAAAGTAATAATATCTACTGGTTCTACTTCATAAATATCTTTCGGATTTAACTCTGCTTTAGCCTCATAGGTTTTTTTCTCTATGAGGGAATTTATATCTCTAATTATTGAAAAGCTTTCATTCTTCTTCGGCATAATCTACATCTAACGCATTCTTTTCGTTTAATTCTTTAATTCTGTTTCTTACAGCAGTTGTGTTGACAATAAGTGCGATAAAGTCTTCCAAAGAGTTAGCTTCTATTAATGCCCTAGCATATTCATCTTGATAAAGTCTTTCTTGAAGCTTTACTGCAGTTTGCGGATCTAGTTCTGATAAGATTTCGTACATCGCCTTTACAAAGGCAACTTCTCTTTGTCTATCAAGAACCTTCTCTATAAGATTTAGATAGGTGTTTGTTTGGTCAACAGAAAGCTTTAGCAAAACTTCAAAGCGCCTTATGCTGTCTTTCCAGGCATTAAGAAGTTTTCTGTTTTCAAGAACTCCATCAATTCCTTTTTCTGCTAATAAAGCAGATATTTTTTCTCTTAGTTTTTTTGAAATTACTGTGTTGAAGGTTATTTCCTTTGATAATGCGCTAACAGAGTTAAAAAACGAATACAAAACGCTAAAATGAGAACTAGGATCTACAAAACTGAGTTCCTGCAATTTTTTATCATCAAAGTAAAATAGATAAAAATCTTGAAGAAGCTTGTGTATTAAGCTTGTAGATACGCCATAACGATTAGATATTTCATTTATGCTCAGTTTATTGATAGAATAGTCTTCTAAAACTTTGGCAATCAAATCTCTTTTTGATAGGGTTTTGTGGTTTTTGTGTGTTTCTTCTAAAGATTCAAACAAAGCGATTGCTTCTTGTAAATCCTCCTTTTCTGCTTCCTTTAGTAACTTAATGTTTATATCTTTCATAGTTCCTCTTTACAGCTATCTAAAGTTTCTGGTATAAAGTGTCTTTCGGATCTTTTGTTTGTTTTTACAAACATCCAAATTATTTCACCAGCAACTTTTGTTTTTCTTACTGCTTTAAAGATTGTTTCAGAACTTTCACTCCAGGAAAAAGTATCCCCTTCTTTTAGGCATTCAAATCCTTCATAAGGAAATTCTACATAGTCTTTCTCACTTTCTATGTCGTCTTCTTTTAATCGTTGAAGTATGTATCTCCTCAAAGTAGAGTAGGGAATATTGTATTTAACTGAAAGATCGTAATAACCAGCTTCTTTATCTCTAAGGTACTCTTTATAGACCTCCTCTAATAGCCTTCGTTTTTCTTCAGAGATTTTTCTTGGCATATTCTTTGAAATCCTCTGGATCTAACTCTTTTATTTCTTGGGGCAACGCATCAAAGTCTTTTGATAGGCCATATTTGTTTAATATAAAATAAATTTTGTTGATTAGAACATTTTTTTGCTTTATTCTCGACTGAGCATCTTCTTTTAGTCTGTTTTTTGTTTCTGATATATCAGCTGATTCTTTTTCACAAAAATCTGAGTATTTTTCTTTAAACACATCTGGTGGAAGTTTTCTCAAAGACTCGTCAAGGCTATAAAAATCGTTTTTACATCTAATTACAAAAAAAGACCTGTTTTCTAATTCTATTAACCTTTCTTTATCAATTATTTTATTCTTGTTAGAAACTTCTTCTTGAGTTAAAGATTCTTTTTCTTCTGAAGCATTTTTATTTTTTTGTTCAACATTTTCAGGGGGTTTTTGATTGTTTAACGATTGTACCGCCTTTAACAAATTTAAAATAAGAGATAAAACCTGAATAACTGTTGGAAAAATCAAAAATAAAGACTTTATAAAGTTAAACATAATTCACCTTCCAAAGTGATAAAATGTATGTGTGGAAAAACTCATTCATATTTATTATATCAAATCTGCAATTTCTGAAGACAAGAAAATAAAATTTCTTAAACTAAAAGACTTGTGCGTAAGGCTAGAAGATGTTTCTATAAAATCTTGTAATGAAGAAACTTTAAACAGAATGTTTGTCAAAGAGCACATAGTAAATTCGCCGTACTCAGACGAAATGACTTTATTAAAATTTGCAGAAAAATTAACTGCTTTAAGAAAAATTTATGGAGATAACAAAATACTAGAAATAATTTAAGTCCCCCTATGTAACAAAGATTTGTATTACATAGGGGGCGGATTTTTTATTTATTATAACTTGTGAGGGTCAGAATATATATAGCCAAAGGAAGCACCTGTATTGAAAGTATCGGCAAGAACCTGATACCAACCGCTATTGTAAAGTGGTCTTGCTAACGCTGTAATGTTTTCTAAAATAATTGCGTTTTCAGAGGAGTAAGATACAGAGAAATCTCTTAACATAGCAAGGTAAAGACCTGCATTTCGGCTAACTTCGTTTAAAACCTTGTCTTTTAGCGCAATAACGAAAAGGAAACCAGGAATATGGTTTTCGTTATATTCAAATTCTCTTCCGCTTACATAATAAAAGGTAGTGTTTGAGGAAAGAAAATCAGTAGGTAGGGGAGCACCATTTACATCGCTAGGAAGGTCAACTCTCTTAATTCCCCTAGCTTCAGGCATATACATTTCAGAGCTATAGGCGAGAAGAGGATTTATATTTACTCCGTTTTTAAAAGACTGCAAAAGTATTGTAGCCCTTTCCATTGTTATTGAACCATCGTAAAAGCCGGGAACAAAGATAGGTATTGGTGTACCTATAACAGTTCTTGTTCTTGAACCCATTGATTCGTTAATTCTTAAGTTAGTTGCTAAACCAATTTTTTCTACGCCAACAGAAAATTTCTGATCGTCTTCACTAACTAGAGTTACTTTGTCGTTATTTAATAATTCATTTGTTTCATTTGTACCAGTTGTTTTTACTCCAATTAAATAAATTTCGGCGAATTGAGAAGTTTTAATAGGTACTCCCATTTTATCCTCCTAATAAAGCATTTGCGAGGGTTTCTATGAGCCCTCTAAGGTTGACAAGTTTTCCTGTTCCCCTCACATCAGTCATAATTATTGTGTCATCGCCACTAATTCTTGTTGAATATTCGGAAGGCATAAAAACATAAAGAGATCTATTAAGGAATGGTTGTATAATATCAGAAAATCCAACATCAGGTTTTTCAACAGAAGTTATAGAAATAAATGTATAGAAAGGATAGTCAACAAAATCTCTACCAGTAACTGGTCCTAAAATTTCCTCAACCCTTCTTTGAAGTGTAGGTACATACCAGTAATCCGGTAGAGTTGTAAAATCTCTTACAGAAAGCGTGTCTAATGTCATTCTTGATATGGATATTGTAGCTGAATAGTTATTAGGAACAACAATTGGGTTTGTAGGCTCACCAATACCCCAAATTGGCCTAGAGTTGTAGGATTCGTCTATAGAAACATTATTTGCGATACCTATAGGTTTAAATAAATCAAAGTTTCCTTCCAATGCCCCCCAAATATTATTTGAGCTATTTAGAATGTTAAGCAAAGCCAATCCTAAATCAGCTGGAGATTGTCCCGCTTGAAGAAGCGTATTGAAGGAGAGTGTTTTTATTATTGCGTAAGGACTAAATCTTGGTGTCATTTCTCCTCCTTAGTTTATTCCAAATCAAAGGTTACTTTCATTGTAACGAGGATAAACTTAATTTCTGTTACTGGTTGATAGAAGAATTCTACATAGTAAACAGTTTTGTCCTCATTGGAAGTAACTTTTACATCTTTGTAAGCAACAATTTGCTTTCCAACGAGATTGGACAAAAGCGCCTCTGTGTATACCTTGATATCGTTTTCAGTCTTACGCCCAAAGCTTTTTCTTCCAATGAATTGTTCTTGTAGGTTTTTGTAAACATATGCCTGTAGGAAATCGTCAATTCTTCTAAGAACAAACTCTTGGAAACCCTGAGTTACGGGGCCAAGCCAAGTTGTTGGGTTGTGATGAATTCGATAAACGATACCACCAAAAGAAGTTTTTACCTTTTCTACAAATAGAACTCTGTTAGAAATAAGATCATCTTTTTGAGTGTAAGTCCAATTGTAGAGAGGTTCAGCACCAATTCCGCTTATTGGT